CTATAGCTAGTCCTGCAAAGGATTCTTTACGTAGAAGAACAAAAACCCATGTACAATAAAATATTGGGTATACCATTTCATTTCCTATAATTTTGTTTTCATACTGTTTTTAAGTTGTACCATTGTTCGAGGAGGGAGTGCCTGTTCCCCACGAAGAATGTTTAACTCGTCTAATATATATTCAATGAATGCTTTCATTTCTGGAGCTACTTGAAAAGCATCAACAATACGATCCTTTCTATTATTTACTGCTTCAGCACGTAATTGAAGAGTATTCCCTACTATCCTAAAATCATCAAATTGATTATCAGGTAGTGATAACTGTTTAAATTCAGCATCAGTTATTGGTAAAGCTCCTACAGGCACATTATTATTTATATCATCATAAGGTGCCTGTACTATATTTCCCTCATTTACTGTTACAAAGTAAGCCATATTATTTACCCAAAAGGTTTAACAGTTGATTGTATTTTAAAGTCTGCTACATATGTTTGTGTAGTTCCACTAGAGTGTTTTATGTACAATTCTATATAATCACCAACAGCAAAGGTTAAGTCATCTGATTTATCCTGTGACGTACCAGAAGTCTCAGTTTTTACGGTACCAAATAAAACTCCATTTTTATATATAACTGCAGAACCTACCCCATTATCTGCTAACCCAAGTCTTTGGTTCCATACACAACGATATGTGCCCGCACGTTGAATAGTAAATCCACTATCAAGAACGTAGGCACCACTATAAGGAAGCCTATTTACTGCTACATAAGATGTAGATCCAGATATTCCAAAAGTACTTGGTGACATTTGAAAGTAAGTATATGTTGTCCCTGCGGTTATTGCAGTATGTGCTTCTTCAGTTATTGGATCACCGTCTCCTCCAACATGATCATGGGCATCTCCATTAGTAACACTAGAACTTGAAATCGCAGTATCAACATAAACTTTAACAGATTGTTGTGTTACAAGGTGTACAGCAGAATTAGATACCATAGTATCTTCGTCTAAAACTAGGGAAGAATTAGTAATATTTAATTCCCCAGCATCAGTTATATACATGGCATTAGTCCAAGATATAGCATCACCAGGAGATGCTCCTGCGCTTGCAATTCGAAGTGCTATATGTCCAGAAACACTGGCTTGTTCAATAACAGAAGCAGAGGCTGCTGCTTGATATTTCCATGAACCATCAAAGTAAGCATTATTTGTTAAAAATGTTGTAGTAGCATCACTGACTAATGCTGCAGATGCACCTATTTGTAATACTGATCCTATCGTCCAGGCATCTGGTACTACACCAATACCTACATTTTCATTAACATCAATCGTTATTGCTACAGCATTAGATAAATCATTGATTCCAATAAATGTATTATAAGCAATAACCCAAGATGCTCCATTGTATGCTTTCATATCTTTTGAGACACTATTCCAATAGAGAGCACCCTCAATAAGTACATTACCATCATTGTCTAATGCAGGGTCAGAAGCTTTACTTCCTAAATATCGATCGTCGAATTGATCATAAAGGGATTGTACAGAAACAAGATCTGCTGCAGTGGCTACAGCATCTGCATTTGTTAATACAACATCTGCATTAGTAGAAGTAACATCTGCAGCAGTTAAAGCAGGAGCAGCTTGTGCTGCTGCTAGGTCACCACCACCATCAAGAAAAATACCTATAGAAGTTACTGCATTAATATTATCAGATACAATTTTTACTATGTCGTAGGAGGTGTTGATATATCTGTCAACTAATCTACCTTTATTATCATTTCCAAATCTGAGTGACATTATTTAATTACCTTTGATTAACTTGGTGTATGTGCTGTTGAGCCATCTGCGTATTGCCAGATAGAGCCAGCTCCACTTTGATTTGCCCATACTGGGCGAGAGCCCCAATCATCCCATACCGCATACCCTGATACTTTATCAGCAGTGGTATTTATATCTGATGTAATATCATCTAACTCCCCAAAAACAGCAATGGGAGTTGCAGTAGCACCACCACCACTAGCAGCAATAATAGGATTAATTGGATCACTATTATCTACTGTAATATTTTCTCCTGCTACGACAGAATCAACTTGCCCACTACCACCACCATCAAGCCAAGCTTTAATTTGAAGAAGTGCTGCCATATTGTCAGCAACACACTTAACAACATCGTAAGCAGTATTAATATAGCGATCGACTAATCGACCTTTAGTTCGTACTCCGTCTATTACACCCATCCGCCATCTCCAAATTTTCTATTTATGTTTGTATCAACATTAAGAGTACCCAGGTAATTTATTAAACCGCATGCTTCTTCATATTTTTTATAATGTGAATCGGAATCGGAATTTTGTTCACCAGTATCAATGGGAGCTATAATTTTAGCAGCGACAAAGAATCCCAGTGCATGCAAAAATTGGTTGGGCAACGCAACAGTAATCGTTGTTGGATCCGTTAACCCAACATGTAATATTTTTTCAGGTTCTGCTCTATAAATTACAGCTAATGTATTGTAATCATCAGGGTATGGAACTTGGAGAGTTATTGGTGTTGGTGTGAAGAGTGAGTCTTCACGATTCAAATCATTTAACGCGTACTCATCACCTATCTCATCGTAGACATGTTCAATAATTAAAACATCATCAGTGAATGGTTCACCGGTAGCCACATCTAAAATATATTTTATAGGTTCCCCAGAAGTATTGGGATCACTCAAAGCAAAGTCAGAATGTAAAGTATAATTGGTGATTTCAGAGTGGAGCTCTAAAGTAATTTCACCGGTCTTCAATGAGAATCGTTTGTACAGATCCAGCAATCCAGAATTTATAACAGTTACTAATCGAGGATAGTCAGCTTGTTTTATATCATTAGTGGATGCTAATGCGTGCGTGGATAATTCACCATAGACCAAGTGTTCGAAAATTTCGGAAAGAAGCATGGCAGGGCCCTATTTGTTGAATTCTCTTGATTATACACATAATGTTCAATATACCAATTAAACAATATACGAGTCTAAATCGTTAGGAATATCATCAACCTCATCCCCCCAAAGGTCAATCCCTCCATCATGGCTCAGAGCAGGTGTATCTTCGGCCGGCTTCCATGGAGTAAGACTAGCCAACATTGAGATTGTGTCAATGAAATCATCTTTCTTGGATTTAAATCCCCCGGGGCTGGCAAAACGTAATTCGTTCATGCATTCAACCATAATAGGCTCATTTTTCATTTCCTCCGGGAACCAGATCTTATGTGCCTTGAACCAGGGTACTACTATGTTGAAACGCTGCATCTTGTTGGTATTTGGCCGTATACCTGGCTTATTACCATTACTATCGGATGCCAGGGCAAAATATTGATTCCGGGTAGTCATCTCGTTGATGAGCCATGGAATAAAGCCGCCTTGCTGTCCTGAAACCTCTACACCTACCTGTTCTGGTTTATACTGCTGAACCAGCCTGAATAAATCATTAATATTCACATCCATCAATTGGCGTTTACATATCCCGTCGACCCATAGCCAATCACCATGGTTATTATATGCCCAGACAGATATCACACTGAAATCAGCACTTGTGGCCTCAGAGGTAGCAAAATCAGTGGTGATGTAGAAATTAAACCGGTGTCTGTTGGCAATTACATTGGCCCGCTTGTACCACGTAATATCCCCGTCAACGATCAGCCGGTCATCATCCGACATGATCCGGAGCATGAGCTCCTGGTTGAAAGTATCGATCTTGCCGGCCTTCAAAGCCTTCTGGTATTTTTCATTTACGTAATCATAGGTGAATCGATCTTCCCAGGCGCCACGGAAATCCTCGCGCGAGCATGGGAACTGCTCACAAACAGGGTATAAATTTATGTACCAGGCGCCGGACTCCACCGCTTTGTATAAAGGGTCCCGGGCATTAAATGGGGTACCAGACCAGATGACCTTGGAATTTGTGGGATGAAGAGCATAATCCACGGCCTTGTATACCGTGTCTTCGATCGAGGCAATGACCGTGGCGGACCGGGCATCCTCATCAGATACCAGATCATCAAGGAGAGCAAGGTTCGGCCGGACACCCAGCTCCTTGGTACCGCGGACTCCAGTTTTGGCGCCATAGCCTTTAACGATGAAAATACCCCCACCCAGGCTATTAAACTCCCACCGGACATCTGTAAATCTGATTTTTGGAATGTATTTTTGTAGGAATTCACTATTCTCCCAGCGATATTCCAGGTTTTTTCGCATGTTCTTGACACCATTCTCAATGGAATCAGAGACATAGATGGCCAGGGGCACCTTACCAAAGTCGGGGATCTCTCCATAAACAGCGATATACAGGAATAGATACTCACCCAGGAGGGTGGTTTTAGCTGATCCACGAAACAACATATTACAGATGTTCTTCCGGGTGCCGCGGACTTGGTCCAACATACGGTAATGGAGTACTGGGGTGAGATTTTCCTCACCCTCAGCACCATTTACCAGTTTGATAAAATTAATAAATTCTAAAGCAAATGTACTTGGGACATAGCCATCATCGGTACCGTATTCGATCAAATCCAGCTGTTGGTCCACAGACAAGATAGTTTCGATCACCTCCTCAGTTTCAGCTTCCATTACCATAACTCACATTTTTTTATACATTGATTGCATGAATCAAAATTATCACAATAATCGGGGTGTTCACCTTCGGTGACACCCCTCATGATCAATCGTTCCAATTTATGTTCTTTTTCAACTTGTACACGCGTGCATTCCAATTTATGGCCAAGGGACCCTTCCGGAAATTCAGTAAGGTCTTTATCAACCGGCTGCCATTCACTTTCAGGATCTCGTTCAAATCTTGACATCAATCATCCCCAAATATCAATTTTTCCAGGGTATATTCTTTTATCACAGATTCCACTTCTTCATGAGTTTTAGCTCTTCCAAATTTCAGCATATATTCTGGATTCTCAAATAATGCGTCAAAATCTTTATCAGTGAGATCAGTTATAATTGAATTTTCATCCGATAATAATCGCTGCATGATATGACTACTCATCAGTATCTCCTTGATGTTCAATAACTAAATCACTATGCGCCACTTCTTGGGTAGTTTTTGATCCACTCGTTATTGCTAATAATTGTTCCCCTGCTAATTTTAATGTTGCATTACGAAGCTGAGCAATGGAATCATCCTCTTTAAGCGTTACATCCAGCTCGATTTTAGATGTCTCGGGCATTTTCAGCTGGGTCATCAGGTTATTGGCCGCATCCGCCTGCACCTTTTCACTATTGGCATGCATCATTAAATACGCCGATTGATTAAGTGCTTTTTGATACAAATCCTGGTTGAGTATATGCATTGGAACCAGGGTCTGTTCCATGATCTTGTTGACCAGCTGGGTCTTATTATAGGCTGTTGAGTAGCTCGCAATTGTTTTTGGCTCCGCTTGCTCATCAATCAATCGTTTGAACCGGTGTGGGAAGGTCTTGGTATACGCCTCAATATTTGTGGCACCCAATAACTTATAGCTCACATATTTAACGGCATCAATGTAACTCTGGATCTTGTACCGGCCGTCAGCCATTACATTTGTGTAACTCAGCAGATTATCCCTGAAATTCTCCCGTAACTGGGGGTCGACCATGACATCGTTGATGCTTTTAACAAGTTGAGGGGTAATTTTAGCCTTGGTCTGCTTGGGCATTACCCGTTGCAGTTGCTCCCGGGTCAGCTCGCATTCATCTGAAATGCCCAGGCGTTCAGGAACAGTTAAATCTCTCATGCGTCACACCCCGGTTTTGTTTGTTGACTCATCTCAATATCGGCAAATTCAGCAATACTTTTACTCATTTCGTCATGGCTATAGGCCTCGTAATAAATAACCTCTACGGCGCCCACATTGGCCAGGGCCCCCATACACATAACGCATGGCTGAGTCGTAC